AGGTAGTACAGTTACTATCACTGCACTTGAAGATAATGTATATTTAGTAGAAGCTGTGTTGATCGGTACAGGTACTGAGGCAACACCTTTTGCAGATAGTTAATAAATAACTCGGAGCGCCTGGTAATGCAGGCGCTCTTTAAAAGGAGGACAAAACATGGCAGACACAGTATTAAATACAACTGTATTTGACGGATCAAAAAAACTTATCACTCACTACAATGTAGTGTCTGATAACTCTGGAAGCACAACTAAAATAGTTGATGTTTCTGAATTAAATTCAAGTCCAGCTAACAAATCTTGTGTTAAAGTAAGATTAAACAAAGTTAGTTGTAATGTTTCAGTAACTGCACCAGCGGATGCTTTACGTATGGAGTGGGATAATTCAGGAACTAATGTTGTTTTTCAAACACTAAATGGAGAGATGGAATATGATTATTCTTCTTTTGGTGGATTAAAAAACACTGAAGCTAGTGGTTTTACTGGAGATGTTAATATAACATTACCAGCTTGCACAGCAGGAGACTCTGGAACCGTCGTTTGTGAATGGATTAAAGTTTACGAATCGTAGGAGACTAAATGGCTAATACTACTTCGGGAACAACAACGTTCGATAAAACTTTTGCTATTGATGAAATAATAGAAGATGCTTTTGAACGTATTGGATTAAGAAATGTTGCAGGTTATCAACTTAAATCTGCAAGACGATCTCTTAATATCTTGTTTCAAGAATGGGGTAATAGAGGTATTCATTATTGGGAAATAGATGAACTTGATTTAGATTTAATTGAAGGACAAGCAGAATATAAATTTTTTAGAGCTAGTTCTGATGGGACAAGTGCAACGTCAACTCCAAATGGAGTATATGGTATATCAGATATTCTTGAAGCACAATTAAGATCTAATAGAACTCAAACTACACAATCAGATTCGCCGATGACAAAAGTAGATAGATCTACTTATGCAGGTTTTTCAAATAAACTTTCTAAAGGCACACCCAATCAATATTTTGTACAGAGATTTGTTGATCATGTTAGTATTCAAATTTATCCAACACCAGATTCAACTAATGCGTCTAAAGATATGCATTTCTATTATATAAAAAGAATTCAAGATGCAGGAGATTATACAAATGCAACAGATGTGCCATTTAGATTTGTTCCTTGTATGACGGCCGGACTTGCATATTATTTAGCACAAAAATATGCACCTGAAAGATTACAGGCTATGAAATTATTTTATGAGGATGAATTAGCTAGAGCTTTAGCTGAAGATGGTTCAGCATCTAGTACTTATATTACACCAAAAGTTTACTACCCAGGAGCATAATGCCAAAATACGCAACCGGAAAATACGCAAAAGCAATATCAGATAGATCTGGTTTAGAGTTTCCATATAGAGAAATGGTTAGAGAATGGAATGGATCTATTGTGCATGTTTCTGAATTTGAACCAAAGCAACCACAATTAGAACCTAGACCATCTAGCGCTGATGCAGTCTCAATAAGAAATGTAAGAGTTGCTAGAACAGAAAGTGATGTTCCCTATTCCATACCAGAAAATGGATTTGAAACTGTTTCATCAGGCTCAAGAATAATAAATGTAACTGCACCAGGACATGGTTTAACAAATGGAACAACATATAGATTTAGAGGGCCTCCTTTAGCTACTACTGTTAGTGGCGGAACTTTTCAATTTGCAAATCCTTCAGATTTTGATGGCATAACAGGAGCTAATATTGCAAAAGCAGCTGGTTATGCAATTACAACAGGCGTGTATAAAGATGGTGCTAGAAACACTAGTGATTATTCGGTTGCAAATTTTTTTCATTTTACAGTTGATACAGATACTGCTACAATTGGTGGGATTAAAGGAGGAGGACTTGGTTGTTCAGTAGGACCAGTCACGTTAAGCGCATGATTAAAATTATTAAAAAATTTATTTCTAAACTATTTGGTATTAAACAATGTGCATGTCCAGAAAAAGTTTTAGTTGTAGAAGAAACTGCAAAACAAAAAAAGATACGTTTAAAACATAAAAAGGAAACTGAGTAATGGCTGGATTAAGTGCATCAGGATTAAAAACACAAATAAGAAGTTACACAGAAGTAGATTCAACTGTTTTATCAGATAGTGTGTTAGAAAATATTATTTTAAATGCACAGTATAGAATTTTTAGAGATGTCCCTATTGATGCAGATAGAAAACAACAAATCGGAAATTTAGTGGTTGGACAAGAATCAATAAATGCGCCAGCAGGAGCAGTTTTTATAAGAGGCATACAAGTATATGATTCAACTTCAGCTACAACTGGTGCTAACGTTTGGTTAGAAAAAAAAGACGTAACGTATTTACAAGAGTATATTCCATCAACAGAATCCGCTAAAAGAGGTCAACCTAAATACTATGCTATGTTTGGTGGTGCTACAGGAGAATCTGATACTACATCTGGTAGAATATTTGTAGCTCCAACTCCAGATGCTACATACAAATTTAGAGTTCATTATAATGCAATGCCTGCACTATTAGAAAACGATGATACTAATTATATTAGTCTTAATTTTCCAAATGGACTATTATATTGCTGTTTATCAGAGGCATACGGGTTTTTAAAAGGTCCAGTAGATATGTTGACTTTATACGAAAATAAATATAAACAAGAAGTACAGAAGTTTGCAATTGAGCAAACTGGTCGAAGAAGACGAGATGATTACACTGACGGAACTGTCAGATTTAAAATCGAGTCATCTTCACCGTAATAGGAGATTAATTATGGCAATATCATCAGCAATTTGCACAAGTTTTAAACAAGAAATTTTAGTTGGAACGCACAATCTTACTGCGTCTAGTGGGGATACTTTTAAAATAGCTTTATATACAAGTGATGCATCTTTAGGTGCAGCAACAACTGCATTTTCAACATCAAATGAAATTTCAAATACATCTGGATCTGCATACAGTTCAGGTGGCGCGACTCTTACAAGTGTTACACCAACAACTTCAGGAACAACAGCGATATGTGATTTTGCTGACGTCAGTTTTACATCAGCTTCTTTTACAGCTAATGGTGCACTAATTTATAATTCTTCTCAGTCTAACAAAGCTGTTGCTGTTATCGCTTTTGGTGGTGACAAAACAGTATCTAGCGGAACATTTACAATTCAATTTCCAACAGCAGACGCAAGTAACGCAATAATCAGAATAGCATAGGAGGCCACCCATGTCGGTGACTTCAGGATGGGGCCGGTTAACCTGGGATCAATCTCAGTGGGGCGGTTCAACAGTTTTATTACAAGGATGGGGTGCTCGATCTTGGGGCGAAAACGAGTGGAATGAATTAGGTGATGTAATAGTTACACCTACTGGTCTATCTGCTACTACATCTTTAGGTAATTCAGAAGAGTTTAACGAAACAGGTTGGGGAAGACTAGCCTGGAATGATGCTGACTGGGGCGAAGGAAGAGACGAAACTGTTTCTATAACAGGGTTAGAAGCAACTGCGTCTCCTGGTTCTATAACACCAGCATTTACATATTTATTAGAGATGATTGGTGCTAATCACTCTATGACCACTAGTATTGGTACGGTTAGTGTAGACGCTGAACGAGGTGTTCCTGTAACCGGGGTCGAAGCTTCTTTTGCAACTCCAACTTTATCTTATTCAGGTACATTAGTTGGTTGGGGTAGAGATGGTTGGAACGATAATTCGTGGGGTGAATCTCCTGATCAAGTTATTGCTTTAGTGGGTAGAGCAGCAACTGCAAGCGTGGGTTCTCTAGCTCCTGCAGATGTTGTTGGTTTAACTGGTCAAGCGGCTACAACAAGTGTTGGTTCTACGACTATTAAACTAGATTCAACACCAGCGCTTACAGGACAATCAACTACAGCTAGTCTTGGAACTTTAGGTTTAGAGTTTGGACCAGCATCTATTTCAGGAGTATCCTCTACCGTCAGTCTTGGAACATTAGGTTTAGAATTTGGACCAGCAGAAATAACTGGTATATCCTCAACAGCAAGTGTTGGATCTGTAGAAGTTGGTCCTATTAGTCTTGTTGATTTAACTGGTGTCACTGCAACCTCATCTGTAGGTTCTTTAACTCCTGCAGATGTCATGGGATTAACTGGTGTATCTTCAACAATGAGTGTTGGTTCTATTACTCCAGCAGATGTTGTAGGTTTAAGTTTAGACGCCATTAATGCTTTACAAGGAGAGGGTGGTGTTGAGGCTTTTGAAAATATAAGCACAGGATCAAATAGTAGTTTTTCTGGGGTTGCAACCGGATCAAATACATCGTATAGTGATGCATCAACAGGATCAAATTCGTCCTATTCTGATCAATCAACAGGATCAAATAGTTCGTATTCAGATGTTGCAACTGGATCAAATACAAGTTATAGTGACGCTGCATAGGAGATAAAATTTATGGCATCTACATTTACGCCTTTAGGTGTTGAACTTCAAGCAACTGGTGAGAACGCCGGTACATGGGGAACG